CAGTTATGTCCTTTGGGATGGTGATAAGTTCAACTTTAAGAGGTCAATGGAATTCAAAGAGGAGATAGAAAAGATGCCCGCATGGCTGATAAGGCCTATTGGTTCCTCGAAATCTTCGAAATCATCCCACGTAGTATAAGTGTCTTCGTTAGCTTTAAGAAATCCCCAAAGAGTATTCTTATAACACGTTACACTCCCTACCTTTTCAGAGAATCTATTGTAAGCCCTCGTAATACGGGTAGCCGGACTTATCAAAGTAAAGTCAGGATCCTTAGTATTAAGACCTATCCCCACATTGGTATGTTTATCGAAGTTATCTTTTAACCACCATGAATAAATTACAGGTACTAACAGATCATTTAACCCGTAGTACTTGTATGTCTCACCACCATAAGTGTAAGTCGTGCCATCGCGCAGGTTGGTCCATTTAGTGAGGACTGTTCCCGCTATGATTGCCGCCTTAAACTCATCCCACAATTCATATCCGAATAGCTTGAGTAATACCTCTTCCTCCTTAACACCTAAGTAAGTTTGAAACGATACCTTTTCCGGTTGGTTAGGTACGTTATAGGGAGCGTAAAAGAAATCGTATTCGTCTACAAATAATGCTGCCATATTATACCTTTTTTATACTAATTGTTTTTAAAAACAAACCATCAATCCAAACTATCCAATAATTAGTAAATGGTATCTTTTTTAAATTAACAATTATGTTAGGTCGTAATGCCATATCAAGTTTTTAAAAGAAGGGGCCGCCATGACTCGGCCCCCTCCAAACCCTAAAACACTAAAACTTAAGACGCTCCGTTTCTGATCTGCAGGATACCGGCATCGATGTTGGTACACTTACAGAAAGCATACTGATCGATGTTTCTCACTAACAAAGCCAGACGCTTCTCAGCCAGGATGGTCATTGCGTTCTGTACAAACTGATCGTTGATCCAACCCATTTCTAAGGTCACCCCCTCAAGGTCGTAGATTGTTCCGAAGCGGAAGTCACCTACCAAGCAAGTATTCTGTGCTACCTGTGAGCTTTCAACTACGCGAAGTCCATCGATGGTAGTAGTACCGGTTGCCCAATAAGGGAACACGTAATCACCATCTGCGTTCTTGGTGGTCTTCAGATAGAATGCATCCTGAGGGTTCATCAAAACCACGTTAGGAGCGTATTTGCTCTGGCGGTTATTGCTGATGTCCACCTTCATAGCTGCGATCAAATCATACAGGTTAGCGTAGGTTCCTACTGCGTCACCTACGTAATCGAAAACATAAGCAGAAGTATAAACACCTTTGATGTTAGGCGTATTGCCATCCCCATCAAATAGGGCGTTATCCTCAGCAAGCGCAAGGTTCACATTTAACAGGCGGTTGATCTCTGACTGGATGAAATACACATCCTTCCATGCCTCTTTGGTTACTGGGATTGAATCAGCAAGTTTCTCGATCAAACATGTACGCTCAACCCAGTTGATAGCGGATTCAGGTTTCACAGTAGATTCAGCGGTAAAGGCTGCGTTGCGTGTTACCGTGTTCTGATCGTAGTAACGGATAACCCCATTAGAACTAGGGCTTACTTGTGCATGAGTAAATAAAGAACTCATAACAGTTCCCAGGTAAGGCTGTTGTCCTACCTCTGCCAATCTCATAGCCATAGTGGTAGATTGAACGCCTGCGCGAACTACCTCAGTCTTACGTGCTGAAGGAAGAACAATCTTCACATTCTGTCCGCCTGTGGCAAGTTTTGAAATCTCTTGCGCCTTCTCTTCTACGATTTCCTCCATTGTCTTATTCACCTTGTTAGGGTTTTCAAACAACTTACGCATCTCAACACCTTGAGCCTCTACCGCATCGGTAAGGGTCTTAATAGTGTCTGCTTTAATTCCAGCGGCCTCAAGTTTCTGACCTAGCACATCGGCTGTCATTAGTCCTTGTGTTGCTGATTGAACTTCTGTTCTAACGGCTTCTTTAATAGCCTCGCCATTTACTTTGCCTACTTCTGCGAGTATGGCTTTTAATTCATTTGCTTCCATTTGTTTGTTTTTTTGGTTGATAAAACTCTTTAACTAGACTCACATAATCCAACGGAGTGTTTACCAACGGCTCCTTATCTTCAGTGGGTTGCCCCGGCTGTTCTTTTTCTTCTACGCTTTGGGTGGGGGTAGCGAAGTTTGAACCCCTTACAACGGCACTACCTTCAATAACTTTCGCCTCTGTCACGGCCCAAAAATAACCCACCTCGTCTACATCTTCCTTGTTCACAATGTCAGGGTAGTATTTATTCCAGACCTTATTCTCCTCCTCATACCTATCATCATTTACACCTAAGGCAACCTTTACATATCTCATCCCCACGGAGTGGTTCTTAACCTTACCTTGTGAATACCTGGCAAACATTTCAGGGCTTTCTGCCTTACTTATAGTAGAATCAAATACCAACGCCTGTGTCTGTCCTGCATAGTCATAACCCAGATCCGTCCAATTGATCTGCTTTGCGAAGGCTTTCACGTTATCCGAAATAATACCTTCGAAGGAAAAATTATGCTGATTGACAAGATAGAAATCCTTAGTTTCCTTTAAAGACTTATTCCATAGCTGATCGATATGGACGTCTCCATGAGAATCGAATAACTTAGTAGTATTGATAATAGACCTTACTTTGATCTTAGTAGCTGTTTCGCTTATCACACCTTCTGCCTTTGTAGCTAGCCCTAGTTCGTTTACTAATTGTGGAACATAGCTTATTGCATCCGCGTGCTTTACGGTGCTTTTCTTTTGTGCAATCAATACCGACTTATTCGAGATAAGCCAGTCCACAAGTTGGCGTTTGTCCTGAAAGTCTGGTATATTCATTTCAGTATTATTTTATTGTCCTTTATCACTTTAGCCTTTATGGCCTTTAATTTCTTTATTTCCTCGTCTGTAGGTTTAGGCAACTGTTTCATCTTCTGGCATTATTACTTCTTCTTCCTTCTCTATTGCCTTACCGTCTCCTATACCCAATTTAAATAGCTCTTCCCTATACTCTTCATCCGTTATCTGTTGGTCAGCCCTCAACCTTGAAAGCACGTTAACCATGTTGTTAAGCATTTCGGAACGGTGCTTTATATCTTCCTGGAATATGGGTAGATGAGAATAGTCTACTATCATTTTTATTTTACCTTCAGAAAAAAACTTTGTATTGAAAGAACTTATCCATTCGTTAGCCTCTGGGATGATAGTGTTCTCATAGATTGACTTCCTAGCTTGGTTCTGATTCTCAAACGTGGCCCCTTTCTGCCTGGTAAACATCTCAGACGGAACACCATAAGAATCTAATATCTTATTGAAGTCCTCTTCTGTTTCCTGAAATAGTCCAAGTTTATCAGGATTAACGCTCATCTGCTGCCATCTAAGATTGGCACTTGTTATAATTGCCTGAAACTGACCATCCAAACCACCGTACTGATTGTATTTTTCCTGTATGTTAGCTATCTCTTTTTCATCCAAAGGTAGCCCTGCACCAACTCCATCGGTAGATTGATTAGATAGGATACCCAAAGCACCGCGATACTTAAGGATTACACCCCTGGACTCATAAGCCATCTTAATGTTCTTAATAGCCGGTCGTAATCCTTTCATCTTAGATTCACCTCTTAATACGCCTTTGCCGTTAAGTTCCTTTATCGTTACGTTGTTTTCGTTTATATGAAGGATCTGCTTTTGATCCATCGAATACTTATACCCATCCAGTTCATAGGAGTACTTTACATTATCGGTAGGTATTTGAGGCCACACGAAGAAAGGTTGTGTAGAATCGTATTCCTGTGTGATCAGGTTAGGCGGTAAGGTATATAATGCCTTAGCCCTATTCCAATCGAACCCTACCGGGAAAAGGGAGTAAGCAAACTCTTCGCCATAGATTTCATGAAATAACTTACATTGTCTCATAAACTCTTTCTGATCCTGAAACCAATTAGGGGTTTTCATCACCTCTGGCATCGCGTCAACCTCCTCACCTTTGTCGTTTACGGTCTTAATAATACCATTCGCAAAGCATCGCGCCTTTAAAGAGATGGTAGCGTTTAATTCAGGGATGGTGTTAAATGATTCTAAATAGTTGTTTATCCGCATATTTGCATAAATAAATTTACTATTGAGTTGGATTACTAATCTTATCTCAAATGTTTGGAGGCCAAAGAAATTTGGGTCTACAACCTTTTACCCGATAGTTGCCCCTGACTTGTGGGCAGACTTCCACTATTTAGAATCATTTAACACCATCCCTGAATTAAACGCTACCATCTCTTTAAAGGCGCGATGCTTTGCGAATGGTTTTGGGTTTTGTAATCTCTCTGATAGTATCTAGGTCTATGTGATACGCAAGAAAATAATAGC